ATGTTTAATAACACTTGTGCTTCAAGAGATTACCCAAAAGGAACAAGGCTAACTATTTATTATAAGGATAAAAGTGTTGTATGTAGAGTAAATGATTATGTTGAGAATCCTAAGGTTGAATTAGACCTATCTTCATCAGCTTTTAAAACACTAGCACCATTATCATTGGGACTAATTAAAATAAAAATATATGAAAAAACATATAACAATTACACAATGGAAACAGGTTTGTAAACAAGGCTCTAAAATAAACCTTTATTATGTGGATAAACAGTTGGAGTTTGATAAAATGAACATAGGTGGCATGATAGAATTTTTAGAAGAAGATATTGATGAGATAATGAATCTTGGTGATGTTGCAGGTGAAAAAGATTTATGGCAAATTGGAACAGTTAATTTTGACCATTATAGAATGAATGGTTTGTGTAATACACTATGGGAAATGTGCATTGATAAACTAAAATAAAAATGAAATGAACGATTTAAAAGCGTGTGTGGTTTGTGGTAAAACATATCCAAAGACACAACAATACTTCTACACTATTACAAGACCAGATGGCAGTTTATATTACAGGAATAAATGCAAGAGATGTCATATCTTACAAGTAAAGGGAGTTTGTGAAGCTGATGTGTTTAGAGAAGATTTTTGTTCAAGGTGTGGGATTAGATTTGGTGGTAAAATTAAAAATGCACAGCGTTCCAAGATTGAAACATTGTGCAAAGATTGTTTTAAAATTATCTAATTGTGTATTTTTTTGACAATAAAATAAAAGTGTGCTATCATATAAGCATGATAACAAAAGCTCGTAATAGAAACGCCAAACTAGACCTTTAATAAGGTTTGATTTGGCTTTTTTATATTGCTAAGACGATTCTAATGAAGTAGTTATGTAACACCTCGTCTAAAAATAAATGGTGGTTTGATAATTCCTGCAGGGTTATCTACATTGAAAAGTAGTTAAAAGAAACAAGAATAACACAGTAGCAGACAAACATAACTAAGATAAACCAGTAAAATGCTGATTGTTTATGCCTAGTAGATTGTCTACGCTTTTTCCATTCGTAATCTTTTTGATAAGTCATAGTTTTATAGTTAATAGTTTTTTCTAGCCAAGATTAAAGGGTAAAAGTGTCATTAAGCATTTACTTGAAAGGAAACAAGTAAACTAGAGCAACGGTTACCCAATAATCCGAGTAAAGACGAGCATTATCTCATCTATTCAGCCAACCAGTTTGATTAGCTGTGTAGAGTAGGTAAGTATTAAAAAAAGCTTACAACATTACTAAACTGTGATAAAGTAACATTATAAGCTTATTTCAATAGATACATCACAGTTTGTTATTAGATTGTTAAAGTTATCCACTTACATATATAGTATAGCATTACTAAGAAAATAAGTCAATAGACTTATCCACAACCCTATGTGTCCTTACTGTAAAACAACATTAGAACCTATTGAGTACTGTATGGCAGACCAAGAGCCATACAAGGTGTGTGTAGTATGTGGTAAACGCTTTGATGATGATACAGTAATTAATACATTACCTTTAAAAGAAACAGAATAAAATTATGGCAGAGATGAATCCACAAAGAACAGCATTTAAAGAAAACTACTGTAACCCAGAGAGTGATACTTTTGGTAACATTAGGCAATCAGCCATGAAAGCAGGGTTTGAAGAAAGCTATGCTAATGTAATAATGGCAGACAGTACTGGTAATGAATGGGTAAAAGAAATTATAAAAGATTATAATATGTTGTCTAAAGCTGAATCAAACCTAAATAAACTATTAGATGAAACAGATGATATAAAAGTAAGAGCAGATATAACTAAGTTTGTAGCTAAAACATTAGGTAAGAATAAGTATAGTGAACGACAAGAGATAACAGGTAAAGATGGTGGTGATTTAAAAGTTAATGTAATAAATTATGGAGATAACGATACCATACAAGTTCCAACCGAGAACGTACCAGATACCACTACTGAAAGCAATGGATAATGGTTTTAAAAGAGCGGTAAGTATTTGGCATAGACGAGCAGGAAAGGACAAAACATTAATGAACCTTATCGTTAAGAAAATGATGGAACGTAAGGGTGTTTACTATTATTTCTTTCCGACATACCAACAGGGTAAAAAGATATTATGGAATGGAATGGATAGAGAGGGATTTGAATTTACATCACATATACCAGAAGAGATAAGAAAGAGAACAGACAATACTGAAATGCTTATTGAGTTAAAAAATGGTTCACTATTTCAGGTTATTGGAACAGATAAGATAGACAGCATTGTTGGTACTAATCCAATCGGCTGTGTATTTTCAGAATATAGTTTACAGAATCCTAAGGCTTGGGATTTTATTAGACCTATATTGGCAGAGAATGGTGGCTGGGCTGTATTTAACTATACACCACGTGGTAAGAATCATGGCTACACACTATATAACATGGCTAAGGATAACGAAAAATGGTTTTGTGAATTACTTACTATTGACGATACAAAGGCTATATCAACTGACGTGGTTGAAGAGGAAAGAGAGTCAGGAATGGATGAGGATATGATACAACAAGAATTTTACTGTTCATTTCAAGCTGCTATTCAAGGTTCGTATTACTCTAAACCAATTAAGAGAGCAGAGGAAGAAAACAGAATAACAAGTGTTCCATATGAACGAAATCTACCAGTAAGCACATGGTGGGATTTAGGTGTAGGAGATAGCACCTCGATATGGTTCACACAAGATATAGGCAATGAAATACACATCATTGACTATTATGAGAACGAGGGTGAGGGATTACCTTTCTATGCAAACATATTGCAAAAGAAACAATACAACTACAAACAACACAATGCACCACACGACATACAGGTTAGAGAGTTAGGAAGTGGTTTAAGTAGAATAGAAACAGCAAAGACATTAGGGATTAACTTTAATATAGTAAAGAATATATCAATAGATGATGGGGTAAATGCAGTTAGATTAATATTTGATAAGTGTTGGTTTGATAAAGATAAATGTAAGCAAGGCATGAGATGTTTAACTGAATATCATAAAGAGTATGATGAAAACCGACATGAATATAAAAATAAGCCTTTTCATGACTGGAGTTCACATGGTTCAGATGCATTTAGATACTTTGCAGTAGGACACAACTTGGCTAATCAGCCACAACAATTAACAAAATCAGTAGATAGAAATTACAAATAGTATGACAATCAATGACCAAATACAACAAGAGTGGGATAACTTCCAAGATAACAGCGTAGAAGTAATAGACGGATATTACTTTAGCCAATCAGAAAACATTAAACGAATTACTTTATATATAAATGATAAGTTTTTGGGTGATGTAGAAGATAACGCTATCTTTTGGAATTTAAGCACACCAAGAATACCACATTTCGCTAAGAACATTGACCTAGACACAAAGGATTTAGAAACCTACGGAGTTGGTGATGTTAACTTCTTTCAGAACTGGGTATTGAAAATGAAATTTAGCAAGTGGGTTAAAGACAATGAGTTTGCTTTAACACTTAATGATTTATCAGAGGGAATTTCAACCTATGGCTCAATCATATGGAAAAAGATAATGAACAAAGGTATTGCAGATATTGAAGAAGCACAGTTAAAGAACATGGCTTTTGACCCAACTGTTAAGAACTTAAAAGATTCTAACTTTATAATAGAAAAACATCTATTAACTGAAATGCAACTAAAAGCTAAAGACGGCATTTGGGAACATGTACAAGATGTTATAGATACAGATGAGAAAGTATCTAACACAGAAGACAACAACACTGTTAAATCAGGTGGTGAAGATATATACTTTGAGTTATTTGAACGATATGGTGAGTTTGAAGATGAAGACGGCAAAATAGAATATAAACATTTTATTACATCAGGAGTAGGCGATAAAGGCTATATCTTATTTGAAGAGAAATCTAGTAAAGAAAAACAACCCTATTATGACTTTCACTTGGGCAGGTATCGTGGTAGATGGCAAAGAGTTGGCGTGGTTGAAAGACTATACAAGTTACAGGAAAGAATGAACACACTTGTAAATGAGAACGCACAGACTACTGAAATTGCATCAATCCTATTATTAAGGAGTGCTGACCCTAGTTTGAAAGGTAACATATTAACTAATACCGAAAGTGGCGACATTATAAGCTCAACAGACTTACAACAAGTACCAATGGATAATAGATTCATTAATGGCTTTATAACAGAACTACAACAGATAGAAAGACAATCAGACAAGCTATGTAACACACCTGATATTATTCAGGGTGAAACTATGCCATCAGGTACACCATTTAGAGGTTTGGCTGTAATGAGTAACGCCGCTAAATCAACGTTTAGATTCTACAAAGAAAGTATTGGTGAGAAAATAGGTTACATATTAATTGACGACATATTACCAACCTTTATTAAAGGCTGGAACAAAGAAGAAATATTAGAAATTGGTGGTGATGAACAAGACATTGAAGAATATAATAAACTTATCTTAAAAGAATCTACTAGAAGTGCAACCTTTGCAGGACTAATGACAGGTGAACTTGCTGGTCAAATGGCAACAATCAACCCAGAGGAAGTATTAGAGAAAGCTGAAAAGAATGGTCGTAAGATTAAACATGGTAAAGACTTTTTTAACTTTGATTATGGTATAAGAATTAATCCAACAGGTGAAAGTGTAGACAAGGCACAACAAAATGACGCTTATAATGTATCAATAAAAGCAGTAATAGAAAATCCACCAATTTTAAATTTACCACTAATGCGACAGTATTTAGAGAACAATGGTATCAGGTGGACTAAGTTAAAACCAGATGAAATGCAACAGTTAATGGCTGGACAAAATTCTGGTAAAGAAATGGGGGCAATAGGTGGTACACCAGATAAATTAATGAGTCAAGTTGATTCAGAGTAAACTACCCCATTCACAAAAATGTGAATGGATAACTAATTATGACAGACCAACAAATAGACCAAATCAAATCAACACTTAAATCTCTTGGTTGGAAATACATCAGAGAGATAATTGACATGGATTTAAAGAAGTTTGATGAGCCTATTAGTTATAACCGAAAGGATATGGAAGAAGTAGGTAAGGAATATGTAGCAAGAATAGAAGCAAAGAAAAAGCTAGAAAAGATAATCAAAAAGATAGAAAGCTATAACAAAGAATTAAGAGCAAGTAAAACAATATATAAATAAATTAAATAGCTGATTAAGCGACAGACGTTACTTGATTAGCAAGAAAATTATGTCAGATGACAACACTACTTTAGATAAGGTAGAGGAATTAAGAGAAGAGGTAATTGAGAAATATGGTTTAGATGAGGAAACTCAAGATGAACTTATTGAACAAATTACTAATGAAGCTCTTGAAACTAAAAAGAACACGAGCAACGCTATTGAACAAAAGTCAAAATACAGACAGCAATTACTAGACGCTGGAATGATTGACCCAGTAACATTTAAACCAATAGAGAAGCCAAAGGCAGATGCCGACAAGGTAGCAACTCCTTTACCAAAAGTTGAAACTAAACAAGAAAATAATCAAGACACGCAAGGTTTAACAGTTGAGAAAGGTGAGGATTTAGTTTTTCTAGGCATGGGCGGAACACAAGTAGAACTAGACGTTTTACGAATGATTACACGCACAGAACAGATATCTTTGGCGGAAGCTAAAGCATCTCCATACTTCTCGTTATATAAACAGAACGAAGAAGCAAAGAAGAAAACAGAAGACGCACAATTAAACGCTTCCACAGCTTCTAAGAGTGGCACTAAAAAGAAAAAGGTGCAGACTCGTGAAGAACATATGGAAGCAGTTAAAAACTGGAAACCTAGCAAGTCTTAAAAAAAGACTAATATGGCATTTCCAACAGACACATTAACAGGAACAGACTTGGCTGTATTTATTCCAGAAATTTGGGGCGATATGATTAATGACTTCGCTAAAGACGTACAAGTTTTATCAAAATTTGTTACCGACAGAAGTTATGAATTAACAGGTGGTGGTGACACTATCTATACTCCCGGTTTAACTGAAATGAGTGCAAACTCTAAGACTGTCGCAACAGCGGTCACATTAAATGACCCAACAGAAACACCAGTAACTCTTACTGTTGACAACTGGTATGAAGTATCATTTGCTATT